ATGAGCCATGAGCTCAAAACGGGGTCGGGACCAGAGGCCAAAGCTGGTGATCAGGTGCCCGGCACCCAGGGAGTCGCCGTTTCGGACCTGGAAGAGATGCGCCGCAAGGTACAGGCGCGACGTGCGGAGGAGGAGCGGGCCGGTCAGACCGAGGATGATCAAGACGGTCAGGATAACCATGCTGGCGGAGGGAGCCGCACGGTTCCTTCGGATTTTGTTATGCCTTGCGTACGTGCGGAGGATCTCGGACTTGGGATGCTTTATGCGGAAATCCACCGCGACAGATTCCTCTTCATCAAACAGACCCAGGAGTGGCTTGTTTGGAGTGGCCACCATTGGGGATTGGATAAGATGGACCAGGCTAAGGCCGAGGTCGAAGCCGTGGCGGAGCGCCTTTTGGAAGAGCATTCGCGCCTTGGGCAATCGGCTACGGATGCCTCTCAATCCGGAAATAAGGACGCGGCCACGCTCTATCAACGTCAACAGCAGATGGTCATGACCCGGGTCAAAAGGCTCCGCAAGAAGGGTGGCCCCGAAGCCTGCTTGGAATTTGCCCACACCAACCGCACCCCCTTGGCCATTTCTGGTGAAGAATTGGATGCCCGCGAATGGCAGGTGGCCTGTGCAAATGGAGTATTGGACCTTCGCTCTGGTCGGTTTCGTGGGGGGAGGGCGGAAGATTTTATCCTTAAGGCCTCGCCCGTTGAATGGCAGGGGATCGATGCCCCGGCTCCTCGTTGGGAGCGGTTCCTCCATGAGATTATGGGGGATGATGCCGAGATGGCCGGTTATCTGGCGCGCTTGTTCGGTGCTTCCATGCGCGGCGGTAACAAGGAGCATGTGCTCCCGGTGCTGCATGGCAAGGGGCGCAACGGCAAATCCATGCTGGTCGAAACTATTATGCATGTTCTTGGGCCACTCGCTGGACCAATCCCGGCGGAGATGCTGCTGGATCAGAACAGCGTCCGCAACTCCGACGCACCGTCTCCTTCCATTATGGCTTTGCGTGGTCTTCGTGCGGCGTTTGCCTCCGAGACGGACGAAAATCGTCGTTTCTCTTCGGCTCGTTGTAAATGGCTCTCTGGCGGTGACATGCTCACTGGCCGCTGGCCCAACGACAAGCGGCCCATCACCTTTGCGCCTACGCACATCCTCTTTCTGTTGACTAACCACAAGCCCCATGCCCCGGCCGATGATTTCGCCTTTTGGGAACGGATGCACCTGATCCCGTTTGAGCGTTCTTTTGTGAATCGTGAGCCAGAGGACGAGACCGAGATGCGGCGCGACGACTCCCTGGGGGAAGCGCTCATGGCTGAGGCCTCGGGCATTCTCGCCTGGCTGGTGCGTGGTTGTTTGGAGTGGCAACAGCATGGCCTGAATCCGCCTGCCAAGGTCCTTGCCGCTACGGATGATTATCGCCGGGATGAGGATTTGCTGGCCTTGTTCGTGGACGACTGCTGCGACGTTGTGCTCGCTGATCTGAATGATCCCTCGACCCGCACGAATGCTACGGATCTCTATGACGCCTTCGTGCGCTGGTTTTCGGTGAACATCTCCAAGAAGAAGCAATTCCCCCAGCGCAAGTTCGGCGCGTTGGCCCAGAAGAAGTTCCGTAAGGAAAAGGTGGGGGGGAAGAATTGGTACTACGGCCTGCTGCTCAATGCTGAAACCCGTGAGGAAATGGGTGGAGAGAAGCTGTTCTAGGACGAAGGACCATAGACAGGAGCGGGTAGCCGCTTTCGCTCCTGGGTGAATATCCCGCAATTTCGGGGTCATAGAGTGCGGCCAGGACCCAAGGATGATTCATGTGCAGAGTCCCTTATACGGTACTGTTGCGACATTCAGACAAGTATCAACACTTATCATCCTATTATCCTATTTAACTTATAATAATAAAGAAAATAAAGATGTTAGAGATAGGATCAAAGCCAGGATCGAAGCAGGAGCAGGGTAGGACCATGCAGAAAATTTGCTTTTTCCACTGGTCGGAGGGGGGAGGCGCACATGAACGTGCTTGAGTTACTACAGGCTGATGGTGTTTCGCCTCGTAAGGTGTCCGGTTCCAAGGGTGGTGAGCACCACAGCCCTTGTCCGGGGTGTGGTGGGACGGATCGTTTCCATTGCTGGCCTGAGCAGAACGGTGGGGATGGTAGCTGGTGGTGCCGTGGCTGCGATTCCGGTGGCGATTGTATTCAGTACCTGGTGGATTTTCGACACATGGATTTTCGTGCCGCTGCGGCCTTCGTTGGGCGAAAGCTGGAGCCATGCGCCCCGCGTCCACTACTGCCCCCACGGCGTCTTCGTGAGGCCTCTCCGTGGCAGCCAGAGCCCGCCCGTGAGCCTTCCGAGCGCTGGCGCACCCGAGCGAATGAACTGGTGGTCGCGGCCCATGCTGAACTGCTGCGGACCTCTGAGGCTTTGGAGTTCCTTGCGCGGCGAGGTCTGCCTTTGGAGGCTGTCGAGCGTTATCGGCTGGGGTGGCTCTCCAAAGATGTGTACCGCGAACGCTCGGCGTGGGGTTTGCCGCACGAGATGAACCCGCGAACGGGTAAGCCGCGCAAGTTGTGGATACCAGCGGGCTTGGTGATTCCAATTTTCCATGATGGTCAACTGCACCGTGTGCGTGTGCGCCGCCCCAAGCCCGGGCCGTTTGGCCCCAAGAAATATTGCTGGGTGCCGGGCAGTGGTAGCGGGACCATGGTTCTCTCCCCTGGTGCCCGGGCCTTTGTGGCTGTGGAAGCGGAGCTGGACGCCATGCTCTGCGACTTTGCTACAGGTGACGACGTGGGCGCTCTGGGGCTGGGCACTATCTCCGCCAAGCCGGATGCCTGGACGCATGGGGTCCTCTCCCAATCTCTGACCATTCTGAATGCACTGGATTTTGAGTCCTTCGTGCCGACGGATAGCAGCGAAAAGGCTCAGCTGGAAGCCGAGCGCAAGGTGCGCCAGCAACGCCGCGTGCGTGACTGGTGGCAGGTGACCTACGATCACGCCGAACGCTGGCCAGTGCCCGAAGCCAAGGATCCCGGCGAGGCCTTCGCGGCGGGTGTGAGTATCGCGGACTGGATCAAGGCGGGCCTGCCGCCGGTCATGCTCATGCCTGCGGCCCCTGTGCGTCCAGCCAAACCCCAACCCACTCCCGAGGTCTCGGCTCCGGCCCTGGCCTCACCTGAGTCTAAGCAGCCTGAACAAAAAACCACCAGCCTGGCGGCCTTGGAGCGTTTGCTGCGGGAGACCGGCATTCAGCTGACGTTCAGTGGTTCTCAACCTTTCGATATTCCGAAGCCCCTTCGTGGACACACTGGCATTCTGCGACGGCTCAAGGAGTTGTGCTTTCAGGACGACGAACTAGGGGCTTATCTCGACCGACATCCCGCCGCGATTATCACGGCGGATAACCTGGTGGTGAGGATCTGATGAGCAAGACAGATCAGATGCCGATGGAGAATCTTACGAGCGTTAACGAGGTTCTTGAGCACCTGCAGGACTGCGGTCGCAAGGTGAGAAAATCCAAGTTGTATCAGGATGTGAAAACAGGACTGCTCGCGCGACAGCCCGGAGGCGGATTTAGCAAGGCCGCTGTGGATGCCTACGCGCAGGCGTTGCCCTTGGTGGCCGTGCCCAAGGTGGACTCCGACAATATCAAGGAGCTCGCCAGGCGCAGGCAGGAAGCAACCATTCAGAAGATTGAGGAAGAGACCGCGCGGATCCGCTTTAAGCGGGAGGTGGAGCGTGGCCGCTTCATCCCTCGTGAACAGGTGGAGCTGGAGCTGGCGGGCCGGGCTGTTGTTTTGGAGTCTGGTCTTCGGCAGGCCGTGGAGATGAACGTGCTCGATCTGATCCACTTGGTGGACGGTGACCCACGCAAGTCACAGCGGTTTTTGGAAGTGTTTGATGGCTATCTCAACGAAGCGCTGAACCAGTTTGCAAGTAAAGCAGAATTCGAGGTGACGTTTACAGATGCTGATGCAGGAAATGGAACCGAAACAGGTGAATAGCCGCAGCCTGACGGTGGCGCTGCCGCGTTGGCTACCCGACGCGGTGCGCTCCGTTTTGTCGCGGCGAATTGGCGAGGATGGCCGTGTGGTGCATCGCTTCCGGTTCTCACTGGGCGAGCGCAAGGTCTACCGCAAGCGCAGGCCCATGCCCGTGAGCCAATGGGCAGAGAAGCACCGCATCGTTCATCAGTCGTCCATTCCCGGGCGCTGGCACAACGAGGTGACCCCCTACATGGCAGGCGTGATGGATGCCTCGTTTTTTCCGTCCGTGGAGACGGTGGCCATCTGCAAGACTCCGCAGACCGGCGGGTCCGAAGCCATTCATAACTGCATCGGCTACGCAATCGACCGTGCGCCTGGGCCGGTGATGTATGTATTCCCGGATCGGCTGACAGCCAAGGAGAATGCCCAGGACCGGATCATCCCGATGCTGGAGTCCAGCCCGCAGCTGCGCAACTATCTGACCGGGCTTGCGGACGACGCCAGCAGCCTGCGTATCAACCTTGCGCACATGACCATCTACCTTGGCTGGTCCGGCTCCGTCTCCCGCCTGGGAAACAAGCCGGTGCGCTTTCTGGTGATGGATGAGCTGGACAAATACAAGAACCCCAAGAACGAGACCTCCAGCGAGGCCCTGGCCGAGAAGCGCACCACGACCTGGCGGCGCAAGCGCAAGATATGGAAGATCTCGACCCCCACCATAGAGAGCGGCCCGATCTGGCGGTCGCTGACCGAAGAGGTCCAAGTCGTCTTTGATTACTTTGTGCGTTGCCCGCATTGCGGGATGCACCTACTCATGGATTTTGACCATATTCGTTGGCCCAAGGATGAGCGGGATCCCGAGGTGGTTCGTGCGCGTCGCCTGGCTTGGTACGAATGCGGGCAGTGTGGTGTGTGCTGGGACGACAACGACCGAGACAAGGCCGTGCGCTTGGGCGAGTGGCGGGCGCGCAACACCGGGCTGGAATTGGCGGGGCATTTGCGTGCGCATCGCCCGGCCAAGGTTGGGTTCCATATCCCGGCCTGGCTGTCCTACTTCGTTTCGCTTTCCGAGGTCGCGGCGGCCTTCCTGAAATGGAAGAAGACCGGCAACCGCGACGACCTGAAGGACTTTATGAACCAGTACAAGGCCGAGCCGTGGCGAGCCTATGAGGTGCAGCGCAACGAGGATGCGATCCTGGCCTTGTGCGACGACCGTCCGCGCGGCATCGTGCCCGGGGCGCTGGAGGACGGTACTCCGCACGTGGCCGCTTTGGTGGCCGGGGTGGACTCCCAGAAGCGCTATTTCCGCTACGTGATCCGGGCCATCGGCTGGGGCGAGGATGAGGAGAGCTGGTTGGTGCAGGCCGGGAGCGTCCCCAGCTTCGAGGCCCTAGAGCAGGTACTTTGCAAGAACACCTACTGCGATGCGGATGGGAATGAGCACCGTGTGCGGTTGGCGGTGCAGGACGCTATGGGCACGCGCACCAAAGAAGTCTATCAGTTCTGCGTCAAGAATCGAGGGCGGGTGTTCCCCTACCAGGGCAAGCGTACACTCTCTTCACCTGTGCAGTATGCCCCGCAGGAATTCTACCCAGGTACAAAATCTCGCATCCCTGGTGGCCTTGTGCTGTGGAAGGTGGATACCACCTTCTTCAAGAATGATCTCGCCGCTAAACTGCAGATAGAGCCAAGCGACCCGGGCGCGTTTCATCTGCATGCGAGTGTGACCAATGAATATGCTCAGGAGATGGTGGCCGAATACTACGACGATGAGCAGCTCTGTTGGCAGTGCCCCAAGGGCAAGGATAATCACTTTTGGGACTGTGAGGTCATGGCATTGGTGGCGGCCTATGAGTTGAACATCCGCAACTGGAAGCGGCCAAGGGCGAAGCCGAAGCAGGCGAACGAACGTAAGCAGCAGATGATCCCCCACCCCAATACAAATGCTGGGTACGGTTCTCGCCCGGACTGGTTCAACAGGAGATAGCTATGAAAATGGATAGAAGCGCAGAGATGGGCAAAGGTCGAAAATTGAACTGGAAGCAAGCCTGCGAGATGCTGAATTGCTCCAAGAGCCATTTTTATAATTTGATTAATGAGGGCAAGCTTCCAGCTTTTCGGGCAGGGAAGGTGCGCGGGGTGTGGGTGTGGGAAGAAGAGGTGAATAATTTATTAAGTAGGCACTCGGGGCTCAGCAGGTGAAGAAGATAAGGATGTTTCCAGTAAAAAGCATGGGAGAGTAGGAGAAACCCAATACAAGTAATTAAAAAAACAACTTTCTGTACAAAATGTATCGGTTCAGCTAAGAGCAATATGGCACTTGCTCAATGGATTGTATATATTTGAAAATGTATAGGAGTGGGAATGCTTTCAAGTTTATATGATAAATACAATTTGTTTGCTACATGGTGTATAAATTTTGATTTGATGTTTTATATATCTAATGTGAAGAGATTTTATTTTTTGTATTATAGTCGTATAAAAAGATTTTGTGCTTCGAATAAAGAGCTTGTATTTATATTTATAGCGCTAATTGTTGTTACTTTTTCAATATCATTAAAAAATTATTTGAATGATCAAAGTTTTTTTTCTGGTGTAAAAGTTGAAATGCACGGGGCTATTTTAGAGTTTTTTATATTTGGTATTGTATTTCATATTCTGTCGGAGAGAAAAAAGAAAAATGAAAGTATTGATTCTATTCGTGTAAAGATGGATGTATGCAAAGAGGTATATACTCCATATAGTCATTCTGGCTTGGTTAACTGTTTTGATGAGCTGTGTAGGCTGAAAGTTAAAGGTTTTAATCTGGATTGCATAGAGATAGTAAAATTAAGTTTATGTAATAAAGACATTAATGAGGTGTCATTTGTGAAATCTGATATGTGTGGGTGTAGATTTTGCGCGGCCAAGTTTATTGATTCTTCATTTAGTGGCTCAGTGTTGATTGAGTGTAGTTTTGTGCTGTCGAAGATGCGTGGTGGTGATTTTGATGATTGTCTAATTGTTGATAGTGATTTTTCAAAGTCAGTAATAAATGGGGCAAGTTTCTGTAACTCATTATTGGTTGATGTTGATTTTGAAGGAGCAGAGTTGCGAGAAGTTGATTTTTGTGGGGCGGAATTGCGCGGCATAGATTTTAGCAAGTGCGTATACTTTGATGTTGACTCTGTGTCTAGTGCTATTCTTGTTGATTGTATAGGGGTGTAGAGCTGTGGATAGTAAATTAGATTTTAAAGTTATTGTTGAGTTGCTACGATGTCATGGTGATATAACAATCAACTCCAAATGTGATTATGAGGAAAAAGGGCATTGGCAAATTTATAAATTCTCCATGAGGCAAGCTTTAGATGCTGCTTCAATTAAGTATTTAATATATTTTTACTCTGATGCCACAACGGATTCTGTTAATAGAGCGTTTTCAAGGGTGTCACGATTAGGTGATCCGATAGTCGTCCATCCAGTCTCTATGGAGTTGAATATAAAAACTATAGTTGGTCTTGACAACTTGAGCGTTTATACTACTCGTCAATTCTTAGTGAAGTTGATTACATCAGAAATTAATGATTATAAAAAGAAAATTTCTGATCTTACAGTGGATAATTATATCCAACCCACGATTGAATCAGAAGATGCTTCTCGTTCTTTTCCTGGGGTGAAGGTGGGGCCTTCACGTGATAAGGGGGCTTTGAAAGTTTTGTTGGCTTCACCTGGGCAAGGTAAGTCTTTTTTTTCTAGGCACTTTGCTTCAAGTATGACCGATATCATACCTATTTATATTTTTTCCAACCAGTGGAAATCAATTTTTGAAAGTGACTTGAAATCTATATGGAGTACTTTAACTTTTTGTTTCAATTATTATGGGGCTTCGATCCACTGGGTTGAGGGGCACGAGAAGCGATTTTTAAAAGCAATGCTAGCCGCAGGAGTATTTCAAATAATATTTGACGGGTTTGATGAGTATATTCTTTGGAACAATAAAACGGTAAGTGCAGAAGAGGCTTTGCGGTCATTGGCTGAGCTCGCACATGATTCAAATTCTGATATTATAATAACTTCAAGAACTACTTTTTGGAACGCGGCTGTAAACGATGATGTTTTAAGCACATTGCCTTGTGATGTTGATGTGTTTCATATGAAATCGTTTAAAGATGAGCAGGTGGAAAGGTATTTTAAACTAACGATTGAATCAGAGGGGGCTGTTCAAAAAGCCTTGAAATTATATAAAGATCTTTACCTTATATTTGCTGATAGAAAGTATAACCCAATTGGTAAGGGCGTTACGATCAGTTTGCTTGCAGATTTATTTAAATATGGGCATAGCGTTTCAGATTTGCGTGATCATCTCAATGGGAGAAGCTATTTAGCTTGGCTAATGGAGCGTTTGTGCGAGCGTGAGGAGAGGAGGCAGCAGATTGGCCTAGATTTTCAAACTCAATTAAAAGTTTTTAAGGATTTTATTGAGGCGACAGCCTCTAAATTGGGTGAAGGGAGCGGTGAGGTATTGGAGGAGGTTTTAGAGGCTAATGGCGTCGAGTCGCATCAAATTGTTGATTTGTTAGGAGGCGCTGATAATCGAGCTCTTGGAAAACTGACCTCGCATCCTCTTTTGTGTTTGAAAGATAGCGAAGATAATGTTTGGGCATTTAGGCAGGAGCAAATTTTCTATAATTTGGCTGCGCAGCGTATTTGCGAGTATATACTTGAGCGATCTGATGTAAAAGGAGAGCTTGATGTTTTCTCTCAGTCTGATCTTTTGGCTTTTATAAATGATTTGATATCATTGAATTCTCTTCATGCCTCTAATGTTGCGTTAGCGATTGTGGAGTATTCTTTTTCACGGCAAGATTTAAGTAAAGCTGAATCAGAAGTTGTATCTATCGTTCAATTTTTGCTGAGTATGGGGTGTAGTATTCATTTTAATTCGCAACTGAGCTCTTTGTCGTTGCTAGGGACAACGCTTGCTTTGCAGGCAATATCAAAGCTGGCTTCTCGTTCGGATGTGCACGAGCGGACTAGATATTTTAAAAAATTTCTTTCTATAAATGATATGTTTAGTGATTTGTATTTTAACGGAGAAATTTCTGCATTTGATTTTTCAAACTGTCATTTTTCAAATTGTAGATTTGTGCATACATCGTTTTCATCTTGCATTTTTGATAGAAATACTAAATTTGTATCCTGTTATACAAAGTATTTAAGCCTTTTAAATAGTGATACTTTTGCTTCAAGTTCATTCAAAAATTGTTTTTTAGATGAAGATACAGTTTATATCATTGAATCGTTGAAAGCAAAACGCGGCGAAACGAAATATTCATATATTTTGCTTATTAAAGATATTAAACGGGTTGTTGATGAATTTGTTTATCGAGATGCATTGATAATGAAGGGTGTTGATCTTGCCGATATTTCAATGTCTCAGGTTGGTTTATCGATGAATTATGATGTTATAATGGATATGTTTTTCAATAATGCTCTTGATAAAGAGAGTGGTAGTTATGGAGATACCGCTATAATAAAACAAGGCTGTATTTCTGATTTTAGTTTTTATGCAGAAAATAATATTCTTAAAGGTTCATTGAAAAAAATTGAAATAGAATTAAAGAAGAAATTGCTCGGATAGATGATTGCCTGGGGTTGGTTAGATAACTGTCTGTGTTTGTGAATATATAATTAGTTTGTCGTTTTATAATATTTTTTTCCGTCCACCACGTCCACCACGTCCACGACATGATGCCCGGCCCGGTCTATCCTGCCGGGCATGTCTATTTGGTCAACAGAAGAGCTTGAGCAGCAGATAGCCGCCTGGAAGAAGGCGCTTCTCTCCGTGTCGCGGGGTAAAGCGTACTCTATAGCAGGGCGCACGCTCACGCTGCAGGACGCGCCGGAGATCCGCACCACTATCGAATGGCTTGATGCGGAGCGCTGCAAGCTCGTTGGTCAGTCCGGCCCCGTGTTCGTCACCGGGCGGGTTGTGCGATGAGGGCACCGGCGCTGACTCGCAAGCGCTCCCTGCGCATGGCCTCCGCCCTTGGTCGCTCCATGCCGTCTATCTCGCGCGACGCCGGGCGGCATCGCGGTACCCTCAGCAACTACCGTCCCACCCGCACGACCATTTCCCACGAGGCTTTCGAGCGTGGCACCGCGCAGACCCGCTCCGAGGATTTGACCGCCAACGATTGGGCTGCCGCTTCGGTTGTCGATTCCATGACCGTGAATACGGTCGGCTCAGGCATCAAGCCCCAGGCGCGAGTGAATTGGAAGCGCTTGGGTATCTCGCAGGAAGCCGCCAAAGACCTAAACGAGCAGATGGAGTGGGCCTGGCGACTGTGGTCTGCTGAGGCGCACGTCTCGGGTAAGCTCCATTTTGACGACCTTGTCTTTCTGGGCATGCGCTCGCTGTTGCGCATGGGCGAGCTGGTGCATCTGCCGCTGATGCTCGATGATCCGGGCCGTACCTTTTCTCTGGCGTTTCAGGATGTGCATCCGGCGCGTCTTTGTACCCCCTCCGACCGCACCATGGATACGTCCCTTCGAGACGGCGTGGAGCTGTCGCCCATCGGCCGTCCCCTTGCCTATTGGATTGCCAGCCCTGAGCCGAGCCGGGGAGTGGGCCTGAACCAACCATTCTCCCTCCTTGGTTCGGCCCACTTTGTCCGGCGTCCGGCGCTGACCGGGCACCGCCCTGGCGTGTTCCACTGCTTCCGAGCGGAGGAGGACGAACAGGTGCGCGGTGTGCCCAAGCTCGCCCCGGGCATGAAGCTGTTCCGGCATCTGAACGACTCCTTCGACTACGAGCTCATGGCGCAGATCGTCTCCGCGTCCTTCCCGGTGTTCATCGCCACCAAGGACCCCCAAGCCGTTGCTCGCCAGTGGGCGCAGCCCCAGCCAGTGGAAGGCGAAGAGGATCAGCGTCGTTATTTCCAGAATCTTCCCCCCGGCACGGTCGCCTATGGCAATCCGGGTGAAGAGCCCATCCCCATCGAAAGCAAACGGCCCGGCAACAACTTCACCTCGTTTGCCGAGCTGATCATGCGTTCCATGGCCGCTTCTGTGGGCATGCCCTACGAGGTCCTGGCCAAGGATTTTTCCAAGACCAACTATTCCTCCGCCCGGGCCGCATTGTTGGAGGCCTGGCGCATCTTCATGCTCTACCGCACCTGGCTGGTGCGTCATTATTGCCAGCCCATCTGGAGCATGATCCAGGAAGAAGCCTGGCTGCGCGGCATCATCACGCTGCCCCAGGGCGCTCCCGATTTTTATGACGCGATGGCTGCCTACACCAACGCCACCTGGATTGGCCCCGCTCGTGGGTATGTGGATCCGGTGAAGGAAGTCGTGGCCTCGACCAAGGCCCTGGAGGCCCGCTTGACCACTTACGCCGACGTTATTGCCGAACGCGGTGGCGATATCGAGGAGGTCTGGGACCAGCGCGAAGCCGAAGAAGCCCGCCTGCGTGAACTGGATAGCAAGCAACAGGAGATCGCCGATGTTTGAGCTTTTGGGGCAGCGCTTGTGGGCGGTCGCGCCCAGCGCCGTGGAACGTATCTATCTTGAAACCCGCCATCCCTCGGCTGGTGCGGGCCTGTTTGGTCGTCAGTCCGAGCAGGCTCGCGCCTCTTATGACGTCATCAGCGGCGTGGCCGTGATCAACATCCAAGGTGTGCTGTCCAAGCGCGGCGGCTGGTGGGCACAGGGCTACGAGCAGATTCGCGAGGATATCCAAGCGGCTCTAGCTGATAGCTCAGTGCGTTCTCTTCTGCTGAATGTGGATAGCCCCGGCGGTGGTGCCGACGGCGTGAAGGTCCTAGCTGACTGGATCTATTCGGTCCGGGACGAAAAGCCCATGTGTGCCTATGCCGACGGCACCATGATGTCCGCCGCGTACTGGATCGGCGCGGCCACGGGCAAGATTTACGCACCCAAGACTGCCGAGGTAGGTTCCGTGGGTGTGGTCATGCAGCACCTGGATTGGTCCAAGTACAACGACCAGCTCGGCGTGAACGTCACTTACGTCCATGCGGGCAAATGGAAGGTTGTGGGCAACCCGGACAACCCCTTGTCCGAGGAAGATCAAGCCTGCCTGCAGGAACAATGCACCACCCTCTACAGCCTGTTCACTGAGGACGTTGCCCAGGGCATGGGCCTTGATGCCTCGGGCGTGGACCAGTGGGCGGACGGCAAAACATTTTTCGCTGAAAAGGCCCTGGAATTGGGGCTTGTCAGCGGCATCGTCGCAGGCCGTGAAGAACTCATCGAACGTCTAACACAGGAGTCATCTCCCATGACCAGAAAGGAGCTGGAAGCCCAGCATCCGGAGCTGCTCGCGCAGATCGAAACAGAGGCCAAAGACGGCGCGCAGGAACAGGGCCGAAAGCAGGCCATGGCCGAAGCCGCCACCCTGATCCGCACCGTGGCCGGTGACGAAGCCGCCGACCGTTTTCAGGCGCTGGCCGATGCCGGGGTTTCCTCCGTACAGCTCGAAGCCCTTGCGCCGTTGCTCGCTGCATCCGCGCAGAAGCCCGAGGACGAAGGCGGGGACGAAAGCGAGTCACGCAAACAGATTTTGCAGGCCCTGCATGACAGCGGCCCGTCCCCCGTCCATGCCACCCGGCAGCCCCAGCCTGAGACCCCCGATATGAAGCGGGCGGCCTCGGCTGAACGCATGAAAAAACTGGAAAGGAGGTAGGCCATGCACGTTGCAAGCTACCAGGCCCCGAACTTTGTGGGCAGTCATCCTGCGATCATGAAGCATTGCGTGCTGGCCTCCAGCGGTGCGGAAGTGGATCTCGTTGCCGGAACGGTGCTCGGTCTTGTCACCGCCACAGGTAAAGCCGTGCCTTGGAACCCTGCCGCCGCTGACGGCAGTGAAGTTGCCGCCGTGATCCTGGTGGAGGACGTCCGTGTGCCCAGCGCGGGAGACATCAGCGCGAACGTATACGTGCATGGTGAGTTTCGGGGCAAAGGCCTCGGTTGGCCCGATGCCGCGACTGCCGAGCAAAAGGCCGCAGCCGTCACCGCCCTGGCTACCAAGGGCCTGTACGTCAAGTAACTAGCAAGGAGAATTCAATATGCCCACTCAACTGCCTCTTCAGTTCGATGCCCGGACTTTGACCGAGGTCATCACCGCCCGCAAGCCGCTCCCGGGTCTGTTCAAGGAGCTATTCTTCCGTACCCGCAACAAGCTGCCCAGCAAGTTTGCTGAGCTGGAAGTGCTGGTTCGCGGCCGTACCCTGGTCCCCTTTGTGACCGACTACGAGGGTGGAACCCTGTCCCCCAAAACCAAGCGTGAGCTGCGCACGGTCAAGACTCCGCGCATGAACCCCATCGAACGTTTCTCCGCACCGGAGTTGATCGACGTCAGCCGTCCGGGTCAGGGACCCTATCGCAATACGCCAGAAGATCTGGACGCCGCCATCGAGGAGACCATCGTCCGCGACCTGGATGCCATCAAAGACGACATCGAACTGACCATCGAGTTCATGTGCGCCCAAGCGGTCAAGGGCGGATTGTCCGTTGTTCAGGAGGGGATGAAGGTCCTGGACATCGATTTTCTCATGCCCGCTGAGCACAAGATCGTGCTTGGTGATGGCGTGAAGTGGGGCCAGGACGGCGGCGATCCCGAAGCCAATTTCGAGGACTGGGCCGCGCTCATCCTGAATGCCGCCGGGGTGGGTGCGGATGTGTGCGTCATGGGCACCAACGCTTGGCGCGCTTTCAAGGGCAACGCCAAGATTAAGGACGATTTGGATCGCCGTCGCATCGAGATTGGGAGCCTTTCCCCGGACGTGAACAAGCTGCGCAAGGGTGAATACAACGGCCTGGATATCTACTCCTACGGCGGTGAGTACGAGGACTTCGATGGCACGGTTCAGCATCTGCTGCACCCTGATTATGTCCTGTTGGGCTCCACCTCTGCCAAGTGCAGCATCGAGTTCGGCGTGCCCGAGGATCTCAAGAACCACGGCAAGCCCAACGAGTATTTCGCCAAGGCCTGGGAAGAGGAAAATCCCTCCGCCTATTGGATGGGTGTCGAGTCCCGCCCGCTCCCGTTCCCCAAACAATCCGGCGGCTTTGTCTACGCCAAAGTGCTCTAGGAGGTCGTCATGGCAAAGAAGAAAATCAAGGTCGTCATGGCTGTGACCTATAGCGGCAAGGAAGGCCAGGTGCCTGCTGGGAAAGCAGTGCCCCTGCCCGAAGCAGAAGCCCGGGACCTCATCGACCAGGGCTTGGCCCAGGAATATGCGGCCGAGGCCGATGCGCCTTCTCTGATCAATCCCGAGATGGAAGCTCTCCGGACCCAGGTGGCCGAACTGCACCAGCAGCTTGCAGCCAAGGGTGAAGAGCTGCAAATCGCGCAGGCCGATTTCGACGCCAAGCTGGAGCAGGCTCAGGAATATGCTGAAGGGCTTGAGGCTCAGCTGCAGCAGGCGGGGCAGGGCGGCGAAGAGCCCGAGGCCAAGGATACGAAGAAGGCCGGAAAGTAACCGGACATTCCAAGCAGGAACGCACGATGACACTGACCCCGCTAGAAACGCTCCTCGGTAGCGCCATTATCTCTATCATCACGGCTCTGTCCGTGCGTCTGGTTCTGGGTGGTTCTTTTGTGACCAAGGCTCAGTGCAGGCTTAACCACGAGCAGGAGTGCCGTACCAACGGCAGTATCCAGCGCAAGCTTGATATCCAGTTCCGGATGCTGCGTGCGCTGATCCTGCATTCGGACCTGCCCACGGAAAAGAAGGAAGAAATCCTCAACGAGCGGGGCGTGAGCCGATGAAAACGGTGTTTTTAACCCGCTCCAGCACGGGTGAGCAGGGGACGTTTGGCTCGCTGGCCATTGCGGGCCAGCTATTGCGCACGGCGGAACTGCCGGACCATGGCAATCGTCGCAACGTCTCCTGCATCCCCGTGGGGGATTATCCCTGCCACCTGGTGCGCTCCCCTCGGTTTGGAACGGTCTATCTCGTGGGGAAGGTGCCCGGGCGTACTGGGGTGCTGATCCACGGAGGCAATTTGGCGGGCGATTCAAATCGTGGTTGGCGTACCCATTCTCACGGCTGCATTTTGCCCGGTTTGCATCATGGTCGTCTGGGGGACCAGCGAGCCGTGCTTTGTTCGCGTCCTGCCTTGAGCAGGTTCATGGCGGCTTTGGGCGGCCAGCCTTTCATCCTCAAAATTCGGGAGGCTTTTTCCCATGCTTGAGTTTTTGCTCTCCATTATTTCGGGCGGCGCGACGGGCCTGCTCGGTTCCTTGTTCAAAGGCGTTGGCGATTATTTCAAACGCCGTCAGGAGATGGCTCACGATCGCGAGATGCGCGTGCTGGATATGGAGATGATGGACAAGGAATGGGAATACCGCGATCGCGCTGCTGCGCGTGAGGGCGAGGTGCGCATGCAGGAGTCCGCCGACGATCTGCAGGCAGCATCCTATGAGCATGATCAGGCGACCTACTCGCGTGGGTTCAAGGTCAAGCTGGCGGTCAACCGTACCTTGCTGGTGCTGGTGGATGTTGTGCGTGGGTTAACGCGCCCAGGGCTGACCATCTTTATGCTCTGGCTGATTTGGGACACTCGCTGCGAGGTCCAGGCGGCTCTGGAGGCTGCGGGCATCGAGCGCATTGATATTGCCATGGCCATGGATCTGCAAAAACGCATCGTGTGCACCATCCTCTATCTGGCGACCTTGTGCGTGGCCTGGTGGTTTGGTGATCGTGGCAGGAAGGCTGCCTAATGGACTCCTTGTTTGCAGATGATCTTGAGTTCTTCTTCGCGGGGCTGGATGCTCAGGAAGTGATCGTGACCTTGCCGGACGGCAGTACGCGCAGCTTCCTGGGGTATTTGGATGCGCCGTTTGCCCTGCATGAGCTGGGAGACGGTTTTGCCCTGGAAACAGCCGCGCATAAATTGACCTGCAAAGCTTCGGACGCGGCGGGGATCATGCGGGGGGAATCCACCATCACCGTGGTCGGAACGGAATACGACGTCACGGACGTCAAACCCGACGGTGCCGGGGTGACGGTGATCGATCTTACTAAAGCCGATGCAATCGTGGAGGTCATGAGCTAATGGCCTCGGTCTATTTGCAGACGAACACCTTAGAGGTGGAGCGCATTGCTCAGCAGTTCGCGGCGACCAAGGGCCAGGTGCAGAAGGCTTCACGGCGGGCCGTGCGTAAGCTGGTCCGCTGGGTGCAGTCCATCTCCCTGCGCGAGGCCTCGCGCGATACCGGGATTAAACGCAAGATTTTGAAGCACCGCCTGCGCATGAGCGTAAATGGCAACCAGTTTACTGCCCGTGTCTGGTATGGGCTGAATGCCATCCCACTCTCTGCGATGGGGCCGAAGCAGACCAAGACGGGCGTCAGTGCCGGGCCTGTCGATCGTCGTCATGCCTTTATCGTTCGCCATGGGGCCAAAGGGCAGGTCTATCGCCGCGTGCATCGGGATCAACGCCTGCCGCTGGCCATTCAATATGAAAACATCGCCGACGAGTTTCGGCGCATTTTGCTGACGGATATCAGTCTGCGTTTTGAGCGGATGTTTAGCAAATATTTTGAGCAGGAACTGCGTTGGGAAGTCCGGAGGGCCGCATGATCAATGCCGCTCATAAAGGAATCATTGTCGCATTACGTGCGGGCTGTCCCGGTCTGCAGGATGTTTTGGATTACGGGCGCGAGACAACGCTTAAAACCCCTGCCGCTGTCTTGAACCTTGCCCATATCGAACCCGACGATACCCCGGAGGATGGCTCTGGCAAGCTTGCCCTGCGTTGCCGGTGGGAAGTGTTTCTGGTGGTGCCTGACCGGGCAAAATACGAACAAAAGCTTCGTGAGTTGGCTGCGGTGGTGGGCACCCTTGTGCACGGTCATCGCTTCGGGCTTCAGGCCTCCCCCGCAAATTTTATCTTGGCGGAACCCAATGAGTTCGAACCCCAATTCAAAGGGGCCAAATGCTGGCGCGTGGAATTTGAGCAGGTGTTGTTGTTTGGCGCGTCCGTTTGGGATGGCGAGGGTGTGGTGCCCGAGCAGCTGATGGTGTCGTACACGCCGTTGATCGGTGCGGAACATGAGGCAGATTATCAGGAGGTTACGGATGGAAGCGTTTCGCAGTTCTGATCTAGAGCGACGCGTGGCCCGCCTGATCTGCTTCGGTACGGTGGAGGAGGCGGACTACCCGGCGGCTCGCGTGCGTGTGCGCATGGGTAAGGCACTCTCCGCGTGGTTGCCCTGGCTGACGCAACGCGCCGGGAATGATCGTTCCTGGTGGGCACCGAGTATCGGGGAGCAGGTGGTGGTTTTATCCCCCTCTGGCGAATGCGCCCAAGGCGTGATCCTGGGCAGTATCTATCAGGCGAAGTATCCAGCGCCTGCGGTTTCTCCGCATATCAACCGCCGTGTCTATTCGGATGGCGCTGTCATTGATTACGACACCGAGAGTCACAGGTTGCATGCCTTGATTCCAGGGGATGCCTTTGTGGAGGCTTCCGGTGACATCACCGCTCAGGTCGGGAAAAGCATCAATATGCAGGCAGGGACGCGTGTCACAATTAGCGCTCCCTTGATTGAACTGGATGCGGCGTTGATCCACCTGATCGGAGCTATTCAGACCGGCGGCAGAGGTGGCGAGATTTATCCCGTTGAGCTGAATGGACCAGCCAACCAGACGGGCGGTGATTTCGTGAACGAGGGGCACGATGTGAAGGCTTCCGGCATTTCTCTAACCGGCCATGTGCATGACTGCCCACATGATGGTGAGACGGGAGCACCCAAGTGATGCGTGGCATGTGCGCTGCGAGCGGCAAGTCTTTGGACGGTATTGCGCATTTGCGCCAGTCCATTCGGGATATTCTGACAACCCCCCTTGGGTCGCGTGTTCATCGGCGGGATTACGGCAGCCGTCTGCCCCGTCTGGTGGATGCCCCTTTGAACGATGGAACACTCATCGAACTCTACGCGGCCACGGCAGAGGCCATTGCCAAGTGGGAACCTCGGTTTGGCCTCTCCAGCGTTAAGGCCGAACGCGGTGAAGCAGGGCGTGTCGTGCTTGCTTTGACCGGTACCTATCTGCCCGAGGGCAAGGCTGTGACCCTGGAGGGCATTATCCTATGAGCAGTTTCGAAAAGATTGATCTTTCCAAGCTCCCTGCACCGTCGCTGATCGAAGAGTTCAGTTTTGAACAGCTCCTCGAAGCGATTCTTGCCGACTATCTACAGCGGGATCCAGACCATAGTGCTCCGGTCGAGTCCGACCCGGCCTACAAGGTTTTGGAAACGGCGGCGCACCGTGAGCTGATTCTGCGGCAGCGAGTGAATGAAGCAGCCTGTGCCGTTATGTTGGCTTACGCCTCGGATGTGGATCTCGATAATCTGGCCGCATTCGTGCCCCTGCAGCGTAAACTCGTCGACCCCGGAGACCCGGATGCGTATCCGCCTATCCTTCCCACTTATGAAGGTGACGAGGATTTTCGCCGTCGTGTTCAGCTCGCGCCTGAAGGGTTCTCGGTGGCCGGGCCGGATGGGGCGTATATCTTCCATGCCTTGGCAGTGCCTGAGGTCAAAGACGCAGCCGTATCCAGTCCGACACCGGGCGAGGTCGTTGTGCATGTCCTTGGGCGTATTGGAGACGGCATTCCGGATGCAGACGTTCTGGAGACTGTGCAGTTGGTGCTCTCGGCGTCCGAGACGCGGCCCCTGACAGATCATGTGACCGTTCTGGCGGCGCAAGCCGTCAACTACAGCGTGCAGGCGCGGTTGTATGTGCGCTCCGGACCGAGCACCGAGGCCGTGCAAGCAACCGCGTTGAACTCCATGGCTTCCCTCGCGGCAGACCGGCATGTGCTGGGCACGGGGATGCCGCTCTCCGCTGTTTACGCCGCTTTGCATGTCGAGGGCGTGGCCCGTGTGGAGCTGGCTTCGCCTGCTGTGGATGTGAACTGCGACCCCCATCAAGCGGCATATTGCACGGGTATCGTCTTGGAGGTGACAAGTGTCTAACCACCTGCTGCCCCCCAACTCCACGCCACGGGAGCGGGCGCTCTCTGAGGCCTGTTCTTGCCTTTCCGCTGTTCCGGTGCCGATTCGTTCGCTTTGGAATTCGGCCACCTGTCCCGAACTCTTGTTGCCCTGGTTAGCTTGGGCGTTGTCTGTGGATGAATGGGACGTCACCTGGTCCGAGAAGCAGAAGCGGGCCACCATTGCCGCCGCCGTGGCTGTGCATCGCATCAAGGGCACACGCGGGGCTCTGAATCGTGCGATCTCAGCGCTGGGCTACAGCGTCCGCGTGACCGAGTGGTTCGAGGCTGAACCAGCCGGAGATCCTTTTACCTTTCGTCTGACCATTGAAGTGGATGATCGCGGCATCGATGATGCTCTGCTCAACACTCTGGAACGGGTGGTCAACAAGGCGAAGAATACGCGCTCTCATCTGGCAGGAATTACCGTGGCCGCGCGTGTGGCCGGGACGCTCTTTATGGGAGGTACTGCCCTAAGTGGTGACATTGTGACCGTGAGCCCCTGGGCCATTGGCGAGCGCCAATGCAGCGGCACCCCCTGCTTTGCTTTGGCAACGGTTGGCTATGATTCTGTGACCATCAATCCCCTGGGGGCATAATGGCTGATTATTTCACGATTTTGACGAGCCAGGGCAAAGCTGCGGTGGCAAACGCAACAGCCTTGGGAACGGCAATTAGCATTGCAGAAATGGCCATAGGTGACGGTGGTGGTGCAGCGATGTCTCCCACTGCGGAAATGACGGCCCTGGTCAACGAAGTCTACCGGGCAGAGATCAATAACATTGCCGTCGAGACCGAAAGCCCAACCATTATGCGGGTGGAATTGATCGTGCCCACCACTGTGGGCGGCTGGACCGCTCGTGAAGTGGGCGTTTTTGACGACGCTGGCAGATTGTTTGCCGTGGGCAATTTCCCCGATACTTATAAGCCCCAGCTCTCCGAGGGTTCGGCCCGTGAATTGAAGGTCGTGGTCCTGCTGGAAGTAACCGAAAGCGGCGTTGTTAACCTGAGTGTTGATCCCACCATCGTGCTCGCAACGAGCAAGTATGTGGATGATGCCCTTGCGGCTCTTGAACAGTTGTTTACGGAGCAGATGAATGCGGCCTTGGATGAAAGCGTTGGAACAATGACCCCGGAGGACATCGGGGCCGCCCCAGCCAATCATACCCACCCACCAGATACCCCCACAGGGACCGTTGTCGCCATTGCTGGCACCTCCGTGCCCGATGGCTGGCTGGAATGTGATGGGGCGAGCCTGTCGACTACCAGCTATGCAGGGCTTTATGCCGTGATCGGATCGGTCTTTGGTTCCGGGACGGATGCGTTCAACCTGCCTGACCTGCGTGGCGAGTTCCTGCGTGGTTGGGACCATGGCCGGGGTGTCGATTCTGGCCGCAACTTCGGTAGCTATCAGGGGGAAGCATTCAAGAGTCACAACCACGCTGCAAAAATTCCTAATGCTTATTGCGAGGGGCCTGGGCGCGGACTGATCTACATGACGCCAAACGCGACGACTACATCTGTTGCCACCACTGCTGTGGGAGGCACTGAAACCCGCCCGCGTAACCGAGCCTTGATGTTCATCATCAAATACTAGGGGGAACCCAATGCAGATTTTTAATTACCACCCCGTAACGGGCGAATATCTGGGCAATGGCATCGCCCGCCCTGATCCCTTGGAAGAGGGTCGGTTTCTTATTCCTGCTCATGCCACGGAGGTCGCTCCACCCGAGGCTGGTGAGAGGCAAGCCTCGGTTTGGGCAGACCAAGCCTGGAGCCTGATGGAGGATCACCGGGGTGAGATTTACTATTCCACGGTTACTGGCGAACCAGTGGTCATCGAATACCTTGGGGATGTTCCCAAGGAGCTGACGGGAATCGCCCCCGGTGATTTTCAGATTTGGGACGCCGAAGCGGAGACCTGGGCGGATGATCTTCAGGCTCTGAATTTCCTGCATGCTTCTGCTCTTCGTACTGAGCGCGATCGCCGCGTGCGCGAGGTCTATGACGCTGCTGTGATGCAACTGCTGCGCGAGCGCCGCAAGGCTGTGGCCATGGCGGGAGACGTGGCGATTGTAGATGCCCTGATTGCCGATTGGGATGCGTATGTGGATGCCCTTTGTAGTTTGCCGGACCAACCCGGTTTTCCTTGGCAAGGCCCTGATGATTTGGTCGTGCCCTGGCCCGAACCCCCTGCGACTAAAACCGCATAAAGGAGGCCCTTATGTCTGAACTTTTTTTGCACGGCGTGGAGATCCTCGAAATCGATTCGGGTCCGCGTCCTATCAAGACTGTTCGCTCTGCAACCATCGGTATTGTGGGCACGGCCCCGGATGCGGATGCTGCAGCCTTTCCTTTGAACACTCCCGTACTCATCGCTGGTAACCGGCGTGAGGCGGCTAAGCTGGATACTGTGGGCGATGGCAAGGGCACGTTGCCTGCTGCTTTGGATGGAGTCTTCGACCAGTGCGGGGCCGTGGTCATTGTGATCCGCGTGGACGAAGGGGCGGACGAAGCCGCTACTTTGACCAACGTCGTGGGTGGCGTGGATGAAACAACTGGTCAATACGAGGGCGTGCATGCGCTTTTGGCCTGCAAGTCCGTGGTTGGATTTATGCCGCGTCTGCTCATCGCGCCGGGCTTTACGCATCAGCGCCAGGAGGACGCGGAGAATCCCGGTACCTACCTCAAGAATCCTGTGGTAGCCGAACTGGAAAGCATCGCCAACCGCCTGCGCGCGGTGATCATCGTTGACGGTCCGAACACCAATGATGCAGCCGCTATCAGTGCCATTGGCGATTACGGCACAGCGCGAGTCTACATGGTGGACCCGTGGGTGAAAGTTTTTCGTGATGGTGTGTATGTCACCGAACCGGCGTCGCCCCGCGTGGCTGGTCTGATCGCCCTTATCGACAATGAGAAAGGCTTTTGGTGGTCGCCGTCCAACCAACAGGTGCTTGGCATCTCCGGCACCGCGCGCCCGGTTGATTTTACCTTGGGTGACAAGTCTTGCAGGGCCAATCTGCTGAACGAGCAGAATGTGGCCACCATCATCAATGAGGATGGCTACCGCCTGTGGGGCAACCGCACCGCATCGTCTGATTCCAAGTGGGCTTTCCTGTCCGTGCGGCGCATCGCTGATATGATTAACGAGTCCATCCTTCAGGCTCATCTGTGGGCTGTCGATCGCAACATCACCAAGACCTATGTCGAGGACGTCACTGAAGGAGTCAACGCCTACCTGCGGCATTTGACCGCCGTGGGTGCGATTCTGGGCGGGACGTGTTGGGCGGATCCTGAGCTCAATACCTCGGACCAGACGACGCAGGGCAAGGTCTACTTCGATTTTGATTTCTCCACCCCGTACCCGGCTGAACACGTCACCTTCAGGTCGCACCTGGTTGATGACTACATCGAGGAGGTCTTCAAGTAATGTCTGCCGCTGATCACATTCTCAAGAATTATGCGCTATTCGTGGATGGTCGTGGCTACGTCGGCAACTGCGATGAGCTGCAACCGCCCAACCTGGCCCTTGTGACCGAAGACTATCGCGCCGGGGGAATGGACGCGCCCATTGCTTTGGATATGGGCATGGAGAAGCTGGAGTGCACGTTCACCCTCTCCAAACAGTGCGAGCACCTCCTTGGGCAGTTTGGCGTGGCTACGAACAATGGCGTTCAGCTGACGGCTCGCGGGGCGCTCGAAAGCCTGGACGGGAGCGTTGTCCCTGTGGCGCTTAACATGCGCGGCACGGTCGTAAAGATCGAGCATGGCGCGTGGAAGCCGGGCGAGAAGTCTACGCTCTCCGTCACCGTGTCCCTGACGTATTACAAGCGCGAACAGAACGGTAGCGTCCTGCACGAAATTGATGTGCTGAACATGAAGCGGATTATCGGCGGCACGGATCGCCTGGCTGCAATCCGCGATGCTTGTGGCATCTAACCCTGAAAGGAGCACGACAAGATGGAAAAGATTACTCTTGAATATCCGGTAGAGATCGACGGGCAGAACTATGGCGAACTGTCCATGCGGCGGCCTGTGCTCCGGGACATGCTGATTGCCGAGCAAAAGGGCGGCAGTGACTTGAAGAAGGAGTCGGTCACTTTCTCCAACCTCTGCGAAGTGACCCCCGAGATCATCCAGGCCCTGGACATGAAAGACTACAAAAAGCTGCAGGCGGTCTATTCGGGTTTTTTGTCATAGACGCGGAAACGGCCCGGCGTGGCATGCTGGCCTTGGCCTATTATACGGGTTGGAGCCGGGCCGAACTTTTGGCGCTGGATGTTGAGGAGTTTTTGATCTGGATCTCGCACCTTCCTCGGAGCAAATAAGTGACCAAACAGCGATTATCTGCAGTTGTCGAATTCGGGGCGGCCATGGGCAGTTCCTTCAGCACAGCAACAAAAGCTGTGCGGGGTGATTTGTCGGGTGTCAGCTCTGCCTTTCAGGACATCAAGGCTAAGCAGGACAAGCTGCATAAGTTCGCTGGGTTCGACATGCAGGCTTTGGGGCGAGCCAAACGCGAAATGGTTGAATCGCGTGAGGAAGTCCAGCGCCTTGGTGATGAGCTTGCTCAAACCGTCAAACCTTCCAAAAAGCTGCAGTCTGCATTTGAGCGGGCCAAGCGCAAGGCGGATAAAACCGCAAAGGCCTACAACCGCCAGAAGGGCCAACTCACGATTCTGAATCATGAATTGAAGAAAGCCGGGGTCAATACCCGCGACCTTGAGGGCGAGTTTGATCGACTGTCGAGCGAAGTCGCTAAAGCTGAACGCCGCATGAAATCCTTCCAGGGGGTGATGCGTGCCGATGTGGGTGGCAGCTTTCGCAATATGGCCGGGCACGCCGGGCGCTTCACCGCCGTTATGGGTGCCAGTGTCGGTGCGGTGGGTGCTGCGGTGACGGTGACGAATAAAATGACGGCGGAGCAGACCGCTATGGCGCAGTCCCTGAACGTCTCCGCCGATGGTTTGTCGGCTTGGGGTGGGCTGGCCAAGGAGATGGGCTTCGAGGTCGACAACGTCGGTGACCTGATGGAGGAGTTGAACAACAAGATCGGCGAATCCGCAGGGCTTGAGGAGATCACGGCGGTTACTGAGAGCTTGCAGATCCTTGGCTTGACCTTTGAGGAGTTGCAGAACCTCTCCCCGGAGGAGCAGTTCCGCCGGGTGGCCGGGGCCGTGAAGGAATTGGACGATCACCAGGTCGCTGTGTCTGCCGCTGATATCCTGATGGGTGGAGAGGCCAACAAATTCTTTGGCTATCTCCGCAGCCGCAAGGAGGGGGTGGACGAGCTGCTTGCCCAGCAGAAGCAGCTCAATGTCTTGTCCGACGAAGGGCGGGCCGGGGCACAGAAGTACAACGTGGCCTTTGCCAAGTTCTCCACGGTTATTTCCTCCACCACGCAGGAGGTTGCCGGGTTGATTGGCGGGGCGCTGGCTCCGGTGGTGGAGGAATGGGGGCCGAAACTGGCGGACTGGGTGCGTGACAACCGCACGGCCTTTGCCGAGATCGGGACCACGGTCAAGGAACTGGTGCCTGCTGTAATTTCATTTGGCAGTGGCCTGGCCTCCGTCTTTAGGACTGTGGGCACGGTCGTCTCCTGGGCCGCAGGCATGCTTGGCGGGTTTGATAACTTGGCCATTGCCGTGGCCGTGACTCTGGGCGCAAAGACCATGCTCAGTGTCGTGCAGTTTGGACAATCACTGTGGGCGGCAGGGGCTGCCCTGCAGCCCATCATTGCCATGGCGTTGCCCGGGTTTGTGGCGGGCATCAAGGCCGTGGGCATCGCCTTTGCCTCCAATCCTATAGGCTTGGTCCTGACCGGCATTACGCTGGCAGTGGTCCGGCTGATCACCATCTGGGACGATCTGAAGAAGTCGTTCGCAGAGGGGGGCTTCCTTGGGGCGGTGGGACGCTACTTCGATTTCTTTGGGGGTGATGATGCAGCCAAGGCTCCCGGCCCTGGGGGTGCTGCCGGTGGCAGTGGGGTTTCCGTCCCGGCCATGGCGGGCGCACCTTCCATCCCTGATCTCCCTTCCATGTCCGGCGGTGCGCAGATTACGCAGCGCGTCGAGGGCATCCACGTGTATGCCGCGCCCGGGCAATCTGCCGATGAGATTGCCGATGCGGTCATGCGCAAACTCGATGAGCGCACGCACGATGCCCGGCGTGGTGCTCTGTATGACTAGCCAATGCCAAAAATCATGATGAAGCTCGGGCGGTACGCCTTCTCTTTGAACACCGCCGCCTATCAGGAGCTGCAGCATAGCGCCGCGTATCGTTGGACGGCTCAGGAGCGCCACGGTCAGCATGCTGCTTTGCAGTATCTGGGACCGGGCGAGGACTCTCTTTCTCTGTCTGGCGCGATTTATCCACATTTGGCTGGTGCGGCTGACCAGGTGGAGAAGATGCGCACGGAGGCCGCTTTGGGCGAGCCGCTCTTGTTGGTGGATGGCCTGGGGAGGATCCACGGCAAGTGGGTAATCCTAAACGCCACTGAGACGCAGCGCGTATTTTTTGCCGATGGCGTACCGCGCAAGATCGAATTTTCCCTTAAGCTTCGTTACTTTGGAGAGGCCTAAATGCTCCGCTATCGCAGCAAGGACGGCGACATGATCGACGACATCTGCCACAGGCACTATGGCCGCACGGATGGCACGGTCGAGGCCGTATTGAAAGCCAACCAAGGGCTGGCGGACTTGGGGCCGGTGCTGGAGGCGGGTGTGATCATCAATCTGCCTGATTTGCCCGATCCGGAGCCGGAGAAGGGCACAAGCCTTTGGGATTAGGTGATGGAAGCGAAACTGCACAAGCCCGCGTTCCGCATTGTGGCCAATGGCGACGACATCACCGCGTCCATTCGCAAGCGGTTTATTTCGCTATCCATCACTGATGAGGCCGGGATGCAGTCCGACAGTCTGTCGCTGGTCCTGGACGACTCTCCGCCGCACATCAGGCTTCCGTCCCAGGGGGCGGAGCTGCGCGTCTGGCTTGGCTATGAGCCTTCGGTCCGGTTCATGGGGCTGTATGTGGTAGATGAGATCGGGCTGATCCTGTCGCCGGCACGCATGACCATCAAGGCGGCGGGTGCGCCCTTTGAGAAGAGCACGGCTTACCGAGAGTTGCAAACGCAGCAAACGCGGTCCTGGACGCCGCGCACCGTGCGAGAATTGGTGGAAGCGATTGCCTCCGAGCATGGCCTGACGCCTGCGGTTGGTCCGGAGATCGGGCAGATCACGCTACCGCACGTGGACCAGATCAATGAATCAAACATGCACCTGCTGACGCGCCTGGCCATGGACCTGGACGCCGTGGCCAAGGCCAATGGTGGTAGCCTGATCTTTGTGAAAAAGGGGCTTGGCCAGACCGCCTCGGGTAAGGAGCTGGAGCGGATCACGCTCACGTCTGAGGACGTCACCAGCTGCAGCGTGACCATCTCGGGCCGTCAGAACTACAATACCGTCGTGGCCACCTGGCGCGATGTGGACGCAGCGAAGGATGTGGAAGAGTGCGCAGGTGAGGGCGAACCCATGTTTCGGCTTCGCCATGTATTCCCAACCAAGGCCGCTGCTCAGCAGGCTGCCCGGGCGAAGCTTGGGGCCTTCCAACGTGGCAAGGCGAACATCTCCTTGAGCCTACCCGGTCGCCCCGGGATTATGGCGGAGAGCCGCCTTGTCCTTGGTGGTGGCTTCCGCGAGGGCATCGCCGGGGAATTGAGCGTGACGCGGGTGGTTCACAACCTGGGGAGTGGGGGACTGACGGTGTCTGTGGATGGAGAGGTAATATGATGTTGGCAGATTCATTTAGCTGAAATTATTGAATATTATGTATAAGGAAGTTTTAGAGTTGACTTCCAACGTTAATTGATAGAGTTTTTCTGCATGAAAAACACATCCGCTTCTGAATTTGTCTATTCATTCCCTGCTATTCGTGGAATTCAGGCAAAAAGAGAATATTATATCACAATGTGCCCTCTTAAGCTTGTTCCTCGGCTGTTCAAGTTTGTCGAGGAAGACTTGCCTCCTGAATTAAGGGCGCAGCGTAGCATCAACAGGCAGAGAATCCCTGCGATTGCCCAATATATTGTGAAAAATATTGAAAGTTATGCCTTTTCATCTCTTACGGTTTCAATTGACGGAGAGGTGAGTTTTGAACCGTTTGGCGATGATGTTGTAGGAAGAAAACAAGGAGTGCTGACCATACCCATGGAGGCTAGGTTTTTGATCAACGATGGTCAGCATCGTCGAGCCGCTATTGAAGAAGCTCTGCAAATTTGTCCTGAGCTGGGGGAAGAAACCATATCCGTTGTGTTTTTTGTTGACGCAGGGTTGGAACGAAGTCAGCAGATGTTTGCTGATTTGAATAGATATGCGGTGAGGACTACTCGTTCTTTGGGCATTTTGTATGATCACCGGGACCCTATGGCTCGTTTGGTAACTAAGCTAGTTGCGAATGTCCCTGTATTTATCGGGATGACCGAAAAGGCGAAGACCACGATTTCCAATCGCTCTCGAAAGCTATTCACTTTGAGTAGTATCTACCAGGCAACGAAGCGACTGCTACAAAAAAGAAAAGATGAAAAAATTACACGAGCCGAAGAGAAGCTAGCTCAGGATTTTTGGCGTGAAGTCTCCAGATGTGTTCCAGATTGGCTCCTTGCCGTTCAGCGCAAAGTGAGTCCTTCAGAGCTTAGAACTGAGTATATTCATGCACATGGGATTGCCTTGCAGGCACTTGCTATTGCAGGTTCTGATCTCATTGTTCGCTGTCCGGATACCTGGAAGGAGCGTCTCCCTAGGTTGGAAAAAGTTGATTGGTCCAGGAGTAATCTTGCCCTCTGGGAAGGTCGAGCAATGATCGGTGGTAGGCTTAGTAAGGCAAATAATAACGTCATGCTAACTGCGAATGTATTGAAAAAAAGTTTAGGACTTCCGCTTAACTCCATAGAACTTGAGCTTGAGGAAAAGTATGCTGCCGGAAGAAAGTAA